TCATTATCTGCCATTATCTTATATTCGTTAAAACATAATCCTCAATAACATTTGGTGGTTGTCCTTGAGCATCAATTTGGGTTGCAGTTCTAAAATATCCACCTCTGCCCTGGTCAGAAGGATTGCCCAAAGCATGAGTTTTCCAATAATCAGCTTTTGTAGTTTGATCTGTAATAGGTTCAGCAAGATGCCAAGCTAATTGATAAACTAATAATGTAACAAAATAAGTTGGCATATTACCTTCTGCTACATCATAAACATAATCAATATAAACTGTTGTTGAATTAGTAACTAATTTATCTCCATAGATTTCAAAATCTAATTCTTTTGGAGCATTAGAATTTCCAGAAAAAAATACTGCAACAGGTAAAGAAGAAACTGCATCTGTTGGAAGTGTGTATTGATAATCCCACTCATTTACTGGAGTTGCTGTGTCTTGGGCCAGTTGTACTTTTTTAAGTGCAAACTTCCAAGGATACATTGAAAGTGTATGTTTCTTAACAAAGTCAAACATATTGTTTGCTATGCCAGAAGCTTTAGATCCATCTGTAAATGAAGTGATAGTATTAGCACCTAATAAGGTTAATGCGTTATTTGCTATTGAAACTTTTGTATCTCCTGCTGCCATACTATCTTTTACCTTAAATTAAAAAAAAGAGTAGGGGAGAAATTAATCTCCCCTAACTCAACTATTTGTTATTAATCTGCGTCAGCTACTGATAGAGCTGTTCCATCAGATACATCAACAACAGATCCTGTGTTTGATAACACAGTTACCAAAGTTGATGTTGGTACTGAAGCATCCCAAACATGAATTAAATCGCCAACTTTTAATACATCAGCAGCTCCATTGAAGTAGCCTTCTGTATTAATATCAGCAATCGCATCAGTGCCTGGTGCAGTGTAACTCCACATTTGAGGAGCTGTTCCTGCTTTAGCTTGTCCACCAATCGGCTGTAGATTTGCTTTAGTATAAGCCATAATTATCCTCCTCTATTAGCTTTCGTCACAAGTTATTTTTACGATACCTTCATCATCAATCGCAACAGCACCTGCTGAAAACATACTATTAACCAAGAAAGAAGTTTTCTCTGGTACATAGTTGATTTCTGTTTTGATCCCCATACCTTCAGCCATACCCATAGCTGATTTGTGGAAAGCAAAAACAGTTCTGTCGTTAGTTGATAATGGTAGGCCACCTTCAGATCTATCTCCTACTACGATTATTCTAAATCCTAGCATAGCAGAAACTTCCCCATTTAATAGGGCCTTAACTGCAAAGTCGTTAGAGATAGCTCTTTCATCTCCTAATAATCCTGCAACGTTATTTGCATGGATTACCATGTATCTGTCTTCTGAAGGAACGTTACCTGCATCAAGAAGCTTTTTAGCTTCAATCATTTTACCAACGTTCAAGTTAGAAGCAGCAGCAGATCCAGATGTTACCACTGTTTTAGCAACAGTTAATGAAGTTGATGAATTGTTAAGAGCATCAATAACAAGTTGATCTTGTCTTCTAGCGATAGCTTTAGACACAACCTCTACTAATTCCCTTCTTTCATCAAAATTAACTTTTGCTTGGTGGAATATATCGCTGTATTCTGCAGCGTTATAATCCGACATAGTCGCAGTTACTTGCGAATATGTTACGTTTAATGGAGTTACATCTGTTTGAGGTATTCTAGCTGTTGCTACACCTTTTCCAATTTTTGGAAATTTTACAGTGTTGGAGCTTTGGCCAGAACGAAGTCTAACAGTTTCTCTTAACTGGGCAGAACCCTGGTAAGCCTGTTTAACTTCTGCATCAAACAAAGTAACAAACGCATTACTTATATTTATTGCCATGTTTTTCTCCTTTTTTAAACATAGTTAGTTTATTTATTTACACGTTGCGTAGTTGTCTTTGGAAAAAGGCTACAGCTAAAAAACTGAAGGCCAAAAAAAATTCGGTTATCTTCTTGATTTGGATATATCAAAATTCTAGGGCTGCAACAAGTGTTTTGTGCAACCCTAGTGTTTCATTGAGAGCTATAATGAAATCGTATTATCCTGGTTTATATTCGCCAGGGAAAGCTTTTTCAAAAAGTTTTTCAACTTTCATAGTAAATGCAGGATCTTTACCATATTTAGGATCTGCTACCATGGCCCTAATTTCATCTTTTGACATACCTAATTCTTCTGTTGGTTCAACAGTTGGTATAGGTTGTTCGCCATAGTATGATCTAATTTTTTCAATAACTTTAACACCCAATGCAGTTCCTGCCATATTATCAAATTCAACTAGCTCTTGATCTGATAATACTCCTCTGTCTTTAAGAACATCTCCAAATTTCATAACAGAGCTTATTCTTTCATCTGCTTTGTTACCTAGCATTTTCTTTTGTTCAACAAGATCTGCCTGTGTTCTTTCTGCTACTGCCATATTGTTGTCAATAAAAGTTTTAGCAAGATCTTCATAGGCTTCTTGAGTTATTCCATATTTTTTGGCCCAATCAGTATATTCTTTTACTAAAGGATCTTCTTTAGCATCTATCTGTTGCTCTTGTAAAAAATTAGTATCATAATCTTTTGGAGCTTTGTGGCCACCCTGGCTAAACTTTTTTTGAAGTTCATTGTAAGATTTTACTAAAGCCTCAATATCTGGGCCTTCTTTTTCATCCCAGAATTTTTGTGGAAAATACTCTGGTCTTTCGTATTCATCTTTATCATCTGCAGCTTGTTCTTCTCCAAGCTTATCTTCTTCTGGTTTATCAGAAGCTAAATGAGAAATAGGATCACTATCCTCTACAGATTTTTCTTCTTCTGGTATTGATTGTCTTGCTTCTTCAATCAAACTATTTGGTTTTGTTTCTTCTTGTGTTTGTGCTTGTGCTTGTGCTTCTTCAGCCATTGTTTCCTCCTATTTAATTTCGTTTAGCACGTTCTATTCTTTGTAAGATTTCTCTTACAACTGCGTTTTGTCCTTCTCTAACATATCCATAATGTTCATCTGCTCCTGGATACCAAGATGGACTATCTACAGTTCTTGATTTTAAATCATCCAGAATAATTTTACCTTCTGGTGTATTAAAAACTTTTGCATATAAGCTGTCTTTTTTTTTTTGTTCATCAACAGCTTCCATTTTATTTTGGAAATCTAAACCTTCCCAACCTAAATCATCATAATTATCCATATTATCCTAACTGTGCTTCTACGTTCACTTCTTCTTCTTGTGTTTGTGGCTCTTGTTGTGGTTGTTGTTGCATTTGTTGTGCTTGTTGTTGAGCTTGTTCTATCATCTCTTGTCTTTCCTCTGGAGTGGTTCTTAACTCTGCAGGAATTCCAAGTTTATCTGCAACAAAATCTGCAACCCTATCTATTCTAACAGCCATTTGGCCCATAGGCCCTAGCTGTTGAATTATTTGCATCCAACCCATAGCAGTTTGTACTTCTTCGTTTGATTGTGCGAGAGCTAGTGGAGAAGTCGGCTGCAATTTGATTTCTAATCCATTAACTTTCAGAGGCAAAGATATGATCTCACGATCATTCATAACAGCCAAGGTTCTTCTAACTAAAGGGAGTACAGCCTCTGAAATCAATCTACCAAATGCAGATCCAAGGTTTTGTGAGAGTTCCTTCATTCTTTCTACAATTTCGGTAGCTGATCTCGCACTCATATTATCTGGAGGCAAGCTCTCATCTAACATGATTTTTTTTACGTTCATTCGTAAATCGTTTATAACTAACTGTGATAAATTAATATCTCCAGATCTTTGTAAGGGTTTTAAACTTGGGCCTGTAGGGCCATCATTTCTTGCAACAGGAATGATAGCACCAGGAGCTATTCTTACAGTTTGTGGATTTAATACTCCATCATCTGAAGCTGTATAAACTCCTGCAATATTTAAACTTGCATTTTTAAGTAGCAGCTCAACTGTTTTGTTTAATGTTTTAATATCTGGCAGAGCTGTAATTAGTGGGCCTCTACCATAGATCTCTCCTGCAACTTTCATGTATCTACTTATGATCCATGGCATAGTTTCAAAAGTTCTATGTACAATTTTTTCTGGCCCTTTTTTCCAGATTACACAATAGTGATAAAAACCATCATTATCATCATACATTGTACTTTCATAAAGCTCTGTATATTCATCTGGTTTTTCATCAATAATTTTTTGAAATTCTGGTGGAATTTTTGCATCTGGATATTGTTTTTTAATAATATCATTTTTTAATCTTAACCTTCTATAAACATTTTCAATAGATCCATTAGCTCCTTCTTCAAAAGCAATTAAGTATTGTGGTACAGAAATAAATTTAATTGGTTCAATTTCATCTCCAGGTAATACCAACATACAAGCTGTACCAACGCAAAGATCTAAAAGAAATTCTCCAATCGCTAAATCAAAATTTGTTTGTCTTAATACAGAAAACATTTTGTCATTCATCTTGTCTAACTCAACCTGGATCTCTGATTTTCTTTCTTCTGGTACTTCGTTGCCTGGCTGAAGTCTTACCCATTTTCTGTATGGTGGAAATAAAGCTGATTGAATTCTGTTTGCAAATCTTTGAGCTGAATGAATAGCTGTACTGTCAAAAACTTTTGACATTTTTCTTTGTCCAGGAGTACCACCATCAAAATATCCATCATAAAGATTTCTTTGAGGTAAGGCATATTCATAACACTCTTGATAAATATCTCTCCATAATTCTTTTTTACCTTCTGCTTTTTTAATTCTTTCTAATATTTTTTTTGCGTCTAACATATCTATGCCTTTTTATTATTTGCTGCAAATTTAGCAGCAGCTTCTTTACTTCCAAATCCCCATGCTTTTAAAGCTAAAGCAAGTCTTGTGGGCTTTCCATTTTCATCTTTCATTGAGCCTTTCATTCCTGCAAACCTAGCAGCAAAACTTACTCGCCTTCCATCTGTTCCTGTCTTCTGTGGTCTTTTTAAATTACTTCCTTCAGTTCTATTAAAAAACTTTCTACCTTTTTCATTTAGTCCACCTTCTGGATTTTGATGTTCTTTAGAGTAACCCATTAAAAAATTATTGCTCCTAAAATAAATGAAACAACAAGAGCTGCTAAACAAAGTTTATGTTCTTTAGATCTTCTTTTCCACTCTCTAGGTGTGTGTCCAAATATAATCATGATTTCTTTTTAAATCCTTCCTTCATTCTTTTGTAAGCATCTTTTGAAATTGTTGATTTAGATTTTGATCTTGAGATCCCTTTTTTTTTACGTTGATTTATATTGTAGTATAATCCTTTTTTAGCCATATTTTTTTTTACCAACCTTTCGCTTCATAGCAGATTTCATATCCATTTCCATTTTTCCACCAGAAGCTTTAGCAAAAGCTTTAGCTTGTGCAGTTCCTTTTTTAGAATAAGCAAAGTGTCTTACTTTGCCATCTTTACTTGTTACTTTTGGCATCTCGTTGCTCCTTTAACGTTTTCCTATTTTTAGGATTACGTTTGTATTTTTGTTTTGCTTTAGACATTTCTAGTGTAGCCTAAAGTTCCAGATCCTCCAAAAGGCACTCCAAGCTCTGCGTCTTGTCTAGCTTGAGAAATAAGTTGTCTTCTTCCTCCAGTAGCTCTAGCTCTTACTCGTCTTGAAAGTTCTTGCTTTTGTTTTGCCTCTGCTTTTTCAGCAGCTTTTTCTCTTGCCGATACGTCAGCCTCCACTTGTACTGGTGGTGGTGGTGCTTTCGGTTTGGATACTATTCCACCCATATTTGTTCTCCTATTGTTTTAATCTACTATACATGGCATAATCATGACCATCTGGGCCAAATTTTTGTTTTATGCCATCTTTCGTAAATAACATAGTTTCAATCCATTTCAAAGCATCTTTATTGGTAACATCAACTGTACACTCAATCCTTCTTAAATTGAATAAATTAAACGCATTATCAAAAAAAGCTTTAGTGGCCCTGTGGAAAGGTAAGGCAACTTTGATATTATTTAGTTCTTTGCTAGGGATTAGCCAGGCTTCTGCAACACCTGGAAACATATTTAGTAGGCCAAAGGAAACAACTGGCTTGCCAAAATAGAAACCAGTGTAAGAAGCATTATGAATTGTATTTTTAGCCAGGTAACTTTCATAGTTTGGAATATAATCAAAATACTTTTTCTCATGATCTCTTAAATTAATCAACCATAAATGTTTGGGGTGGAAAGGTGTAATTTTTTTATTGACACCATCCAGGCCCATAAGCTTTTCAATTCGTTCAATTTGCAAATCTACCATAAATCAAAATCAAGTTTAGCAAGTGCAGCTCTAACAAATCCTGTTTGATTTGGTCTTGTCAATCTTTTAAATTCTCCACCACCTAATAAACAATAACCCAAAGCATCTCCAACGTGGGAGTGTTGGTTTTTATTTGGTTGATCTTTAAATCTTTCCTGGCCAGATATTTGTACTCGCTTATAGTGATAACCACCTGCTAAAGATTTTCTTGTTCTGCTGCATCT